CGATGCGTCGGGATGTTGATCTCGTCGGCCATATCAGAACCCCTTCACGCGCAGTTTAGCAAAGTCGCCGTCCAGCAACTTCTTCTTAACATATACAGCAAATCCCTGCGTGCCGATAGCTTCGCCGCATTCGGCTGACCATTGCTCTGCCACAACCAACGGGATGCGGCCGGCAAGTCGAAATTTGGCGTCGCCATGTGCGCTAGGCGCGAAGGCAGCCAGCCGGGCGTTGTCGTCCAGCAGGCTTTTGACATCCTGATGGCGGCTAATGATAACCTTGCCGTCCTGCTCAACGATGGTTTGCTTGATGTCGTATGCCATTAGACAGCCTCTGGGAGAGCCTTACGGCGGGGGGCTTCGACGGCAACGGCAAAGCCTGCTGCGATCATAAGCTGGCCGTCAGCGTCGCTGGTTTCGACCTCTGCGTCGATGTCGTGCGGCTGGCCGTTGACCCAAGGCTGACGGGCGGTGGTGATCTTAATCTTCATGTGCATTCCCCTGCGAGTGGTGGTGACGCCACCGTAGCAGCGTCACCTGATGTTAGATTAGAGTGCGCCGTTGATGTCAGCGATGACGCCGTGGGCCTTTTGGGTGTCGACCTGTAGGCCGTATTCCACGGCGATCAAGCGACGCTCAGAGTGGCCGGTGCGGGCCAGCGGCTTTTGCGACACGTTCGACAGGTATGCAACGCGGGCGTAGTTCGGATCCAAGACGAACACGTCGCGGGCTGCCACGGTGCGGGTTTCCAAGAAACGCGACGGAACAATTTGCAGCGTGCCGAAGTCGGAAACGTAGATGTCGATGGCCGCCGACAAAGTCTTGGTCGCGGTCATGTCCTGATACTTGGTGGCCGAGCCGGTGAAGGTCGAAGAAATCTTCTGCTTCACGGCCGAGCCGCACAGGACGATGGTAGGTTCAGCGCCGTTGTTCCAGCACGATGCGATGACGGTCTGCAACATTGCTTCGGTCAAGGCGCGTGCAGTGCCGTCGGTGGCAGCCGCGTTGGGGTAGCCAGCGGTTGTGCCAGACAGCGTGCCGGATGCACCCGAAGTGCCACGCGACACGTTCGAGGTCAGGAACGCGGGCAGGCCAGCGGTGGCACGGGCGGTCGAGGTTGAGCCGGCCGACGCTGCGATGTTGGACAGCAACATCAGTTCCATGTCGCGCTTCAGTTCTTTCAACTTGAAGGCGATCTGCTTGGCTAGCGTCTGTGCGTCGCCTGCACCGTTCACAGCGTCGGCGGTGTCGGAAACTTCGACAACCTTGTCGCTGATCTGCGTGTAGTTCGACAGACGGATGGCGTTGGTCGCGGCGTCGTTGCCGGGCGATGCTTCACCTTCAACCACACGGTTGGCGGCGGGCGATGCCAGATCAATGACCGGCCATTCGAAGTAGGTGTTAGAAACCGACTTGCGGCCGATAGCAGTCATGAACGGGGTGTCCATGGGCGAGATATTCACCAAAGCATCTTGCAGATCTTCGCGGATCGTGGTGACGCCATAAGTCTGTTGGGTATTCGAGTTCACGGCCATTTTGGCTGCTCCTTATGTGGGTTTAACTCAGGAGAAAACGTGCGACATCGTCGACGTTCCCGGTGCGCTTCATCTGAGCCTTAGCCTTCTCGCTGGTCACATTCTTAGATGCCTGTGCCGCAGGTCGAGCGCCCGGCTTTACCGTCGGGGTCCGCTGTTGCTGCTGTGACTGCTTCTCGACGGCTGCCTTTCCCGAAACAATGCGGCGATATTGTGCGGCATCGTGCAGGACACGCAGCAGGCGGTGGTCGGCGACCCCCTCCAACTCGTCAATCCCAAACCCGTAAATCTGGGTTCCAGCGTTGATCAGATCCTGCTTTACCTTTGCCGCCGTTTCTGGCTTTGCAAGTGCGGGGATGGCGCGAGCGAGTTGCTGTTGCTGTTCCGCGAGGTAGGCACGATGTGACTGCATTCTGGTTTCGGCATCACGGGCTTCCAGTTCCTGCCGCAAACCTTGGGCATTCTGGTAGCTTAAAAGTTCCTTGTCGAACCTGACGCGGGCTTCGAGATAACCGATGGGATCTTTAGATAGCAGTTCTTCACTCGGCATCGACGGCGGCTGCATTGGGATTTGCCCAGATTGAGCCGCCTGAAAGACTTGTGCCAACTGTTGGCGTTCGGCTTGCAGGGCTTCGTAAACTGCCGTCGTCTCTTGGCGAGCCGATGCAACTTCCTTCATGCCCTTTTGGATGTATGCCTGTCCCGAATAGCCCCGGAGTAACTCGGTCAAGGGAACCTGCTGGTCGCGTCCGTCAACTTTTACGCTGAACAGTTGCTCGGCAGGTGCATCCTCTTCGGTGTCCGTTTCGCCTTCGTCTGTGCTTTCATCCGTGTATGCGTCAACCTCTTCGGCTGCCGCGTCACCATCGTCTTGGTTTTGTGCGTCATCCTGTTCGGATTGCTCCAAGCCTTCGGTTTCTTCTTCTTTAACGTCTTCGACCGGCGTCTCAATGAGGCTGGCCGCTACGGCGTCAATGCTTCCGTCGTTTGCAGTCGTGTCAACCACGGTGCTGCCCTTTCTCTCTGCGATGCTCAAACATCTTGCCGTCGGTTACGATAGAGGCGAGATGATCCCTCAACGCGTTCAGCGCACGGACCATCCGATGCGCCTCAGTCAATTGTTCAGGGCTGCACACATCGCTGGTAAAAACCCTGACCTGTTCACCTTGTAACATATCAAAAGCCTCTTTGAGAAGGGGATCTTCCAAAAGCAGCTTTGCACGCTGTGCGCGTTGGGTCACATCCATCACATGCCACCCATGGGATTAGGTTGCGGTGGCATCATTTGCTGCTGTTGCAACTGTTGCTGAACCGCAGGCATGGCGACGGTAGCATCCTGCTGTGCCTTGATGGCCGCCGTGTCTACCGCGATGCCATACTTGCCGGCGATCTGCGCCATGGCGATTTCCATGTCCTGCACCATGCGATCACGCTGCAAGTCGTCGGCCATTTTAGCCTTGTAGAAATCGAGTTGGATGCGCTGCTGATCGGACGCAATCTTAGCCTGAGCCTTAATCATTTCAGACTGCACCATCGCCTGTGCCGGATCACCTTGCTGCGGTTGCTGCGGGCCAGCCTGCTGTGGCTGCGGCGGTGCAGGCGGCTGCGACGGCAAGAAATAGCGATCCACGTTGCGGATGCCATTAACTGCTGTCAGATCGGCCAACGTATTGCGCAACTGCGTCAAACCAGACAGCGGATTATCCGGCCCGTAGGTTTGGATGGCTTGCAGTTGAAGCTGCATGATTTGGCCTAGCATGGCCGTCTTTTGCTCTTCGCGGCCCGTTCCCAATCCGACGTTAACTTCGCAGTCTAGATCGGTATCCCACACGCGTGGATCCATAGCCACATAGTTGCCGTTGATCCGCAGCATTTCGGCCTTGGTGGAGTGTGTTGCCATCAGGCGCAGGATCTGGCCGAATAGGCGACGCATGCCGGTATAGGCAAGGTTGGCTACCATAACCTCAACCTGCCCCGCAGCGGCGCTTACAGTGGCCGTCACGGCTGCCTTGGTGGTCGACTGCAAGGCGTCAGGATCTAGGCCCATGCTGGCCCGCGTAACGCCGGTCTTCATCTCCACCATCTGATCGACATACTGCAACGCCGGCAAGGTTTGGCCCGCCACGAATGGCACAGCTAGATCACGCAGCATACCGGGCTGGCTGACGCGCACGATACCGCCTATTTCGTTGTTCAATAGGTCGTCAATCTCAACCATGCCTTTGACGGCTTCAATCCGAGGATTGTTGGTCATCTGCACGTTGTCTAATATGCCCCGGATGATAGCAGTAGCCGCATCCTGATCCTGCTCAATGATCTCAACTAGGCTGCGGCCAAAGTATGTGTGCGGCTCAGGGTCAACGTGCCAACCGGCGAACGGGTGGTCATCCACAGGCTCATAGGTCAGCATCTTGTAGGCCGAGCCGCCGAGGATAAACTTGTGCAGGATCGGCGTGCCCGTGCCGTCGGCGTCAATCCGCATGTAAGCCTCGGTGATCGTCACCTGCTTCATGGCCGGATCGGCGGCATTATCAGTTTCGTCGCGGTTGATAGAATAGCCACGGCGCTCCTGATCTTCCTGATCTCGGGTATCAATGGCAGATACGCTGTCTAGGTCCAACACCAAGTCTTCTGAGATGCCCATAGCGATAACATCACCAGCCCGAAGTTCGGTGCGGTGGCCGATAACGTAGTAATCTGTGTCCGAGCGTGCATTGCGGTCAATGAAGAAATCTTCCGGCGGGATAGTTTCAATGCACATCTTGCCTGTCGGATTACGGCGGATAATCCGCACGTCATGCAACTGCGGCAACGGGTCAGGCATCTGCGGCAGTTGAGACGGATCAATCTGCTGACCAGCGGCCGCAGCCTGTTGGGCGATCTGCTGGCCTTCGTCTACCTGCTGTTGGATGATCTTAATTGTCTCGTCGTCTGGGCGAGCCTCTTCCGACAAGATTTCAACACCGGGTGCAGACACGATGGCCTGATATTGCGCCTCATCCAAATCGTCAAACGTGAATATCTTGGCCTGATCATATTCCGACCAGTATGCTTTTGTGAACCCGGTGATGTTCACCAAGGCATCGTGGGTAACATCACGCAGGATTTGGAAGCCGTTGCTCTGCCGGAACTTAGCCGCCGCATATGTGCTGGCCTGTTCCATCGAGGCAACATCTTCCGGTCCCTGTGGGATAAACTCAACCGGGCGATCAGACGTCATAAACACGCGTTGGATCGACGGCTTAACCGCACGCACGGTGTCGCGGCATTTGGTTGATACCATCGTGCTGCGGCCAACTTCCTCGCCGATGTCAACTTCGCCGTTGAAGTAACGCTGAGATTTCATCCGACGCTCGGCAATTTCCGCACCAATAAAGCCGACGGCATCTTCGACCGCTTGCATTACGATGTTGCCGATTTCATCCTCGGTCAGCGGTTTGAATGCCGCGTCAACCTCTACGGGGGCAGCCTCTGCGTCGACCCCAACCATCACCATACCCATTTCAAAGTCGGTGACAAGTTTCGGTCCGTTCATGTCGTTGACTGCCATGCCTGTTACCTCCGATTTTCTGGTGTATTAGTTTGTGCCAGCAATCCGGGCGCAATACGAATAATTTCTGGAAGAGTAGATTTTCCAGCGGCCAACTCGGCTGGCATTTTTCCGCCAGACCGCGTTATAGCAGACAAAAGGCCAGCGTTTCTGGTCTGAAGCCCAGTGGCAACCCTGCGACCAAGTTCTCCAGCGCCTAGGGTTGCAGCACTAAATGCAGCACCCAATACGGGGCCACCAATGGCATTTCCAATAGAGAATGGAACGCCAGCGGACAAACCTGTTGAAACAATTCCACGCGGAGCAGCTTTCCCAATATCTCTAGCCAAGTTTTCCGCAAATCCACCCTGCGATATGCGAGTAATCAAAGCAGACTCATCTGGTGTAGCTGTAAGTTGACCTTTGATAATCTTGCGCTCCAAAGCGCGAAACTCTGTCCGAAGCGCATTTTCAAATCCGCTACCAGTAAATTGCCCTGCTTTTGAGCCAGCCAGTTCAATGGTCTTTTCGATAAGATCACCTTGCATGGCATCACGATAGATTTTGTTGGCCTCTGCAATCTGAGGAGCAATTGGACTTGTAAAGTCGTCAAACTGACGGATCATCATTGTTCCAAGACGAGCCTCAACAGGATCAGACGATCTTGCCGCAGCTTGGAATGACTTACGAACCTGAAGCATTTCGGTTGGCGTCATTGGGCTTCCGCGATAATCGTCAATCAAGTTTATTGCATCTGAAATCTTTGGATATGATCCTGCCATTTTTCCTTTTGGCGTAATCATACCTTCATCCTTGAGGGTAGTCATTAGGCCGTTGGCAAAGTCATCTACTTGAGCGGGATCAGCCATAGCGCCACTTGCACGGGCGGCATTATAAAGACCACCAGCTTGTGATTTGAGTTCAATAACAGATGGCTGCTTTTCTATAAAGGAGCGGATTGCTTTGTTGTTCTTAACGGCAGTTACAAGGCCAGTTACGCCGTTTGCAGCAAAACCACCGCCTAGAGTTCCAACAAACTTAGCATATGGTTCAATGGGCGTTCCTTCTGTCATATATCCCAATGCAGTTGCGCCAAGAGCGCCACCGGCAGCAAGTTTTCCGCCAGCTCCGCCGCCAAGAAGTTCACCGCCAGTGCCAAGAATGTCGCCAGCAACGCCGGGTGCTTCATAATTTACATATCCGCCAGTTAGATCATTCAACGCAGATTGGATTGCTGCGCCAGAAAACGGACTTGGCGTTGCTGGTTTATCAAGAATTCCTACTTTTCCCATTCCGGCGTTAATGAGATCCATAGCAGTTCCCGGCAAACCGATTAGACCAGCCGCACCGCGAGTTAAGCCAGCACCAGTTCCAGCCAGTTGCTCAAGTCCTATTTGCGACCATGGTTTGTTGCCACTGCCAAACAATAGTCGAGCAGTTTGATCTTGCGGCGGCAAGTTTTGGACGTCCATAGCCTTCATTGCCATTTCATTCATCGCGGCAACACGCTCGGCTGATCCGGGCTGCAACTGCAATGTGCCAGCCTTCGCAGCATCAGCACGCTCACGCATGATTAGGCTGTCGATGGCTTGCTTCATTGTTGCTTTGTCTGTTCCATCAGGAAACTGAAGGACGCGACCGTCTGGGAGATTTACCGCAATCATTCGAATTCTCCCGTTGCTGGATTGTAGGTCAATGTAGTTATCCCAGACTGCGTAATAATCCCAGACTGAGGTGCTGCGCCAGCCGCAGGTGTAGCACCTTCAAGTTTCGGCAAGCCAAGTTTAACTGCATCCAAGAAATCTTGCATAGCTTGACGGAAGTCGCCTTCATTTTGAGCAGCACTCATACGAACGAATGCTTTTTCTGCGCGGCCACTTTCATAATCTGTAATCTGACCGCCGCCTTTAAGCATTTCACGAGCCTGCAAGAATGCACCACCAGAAATTTGGTCCATCTTAGACTGAACGCGGGCAGCATCAGCTGACATGTTCGGTAATCTGCTTTGAACTGGGCCAAGCATTGCAGGAAGATATGGGTCATTGAGCAAGTCATCTACTTGAAACTTAATTGCCTTATAAATGGCATTTGCCGCAGGAGCGTTCGCAGCATTTGTAGCCCCAAGTTTAGCCTCTGCGGCAGCGCCAGCACGAAGGCCAGCACCAGCCGTAAGCATAAACTCTTCGTATCTGCCATCGCCGCCCTCAGATTGAGGAACCAATCCGCCGGCGCGTGCTGTCATATCAAGCGAACGGAATGCTGCGGGGTCGTCTGCGGCGGTTGATGCGTTTACAACCTCTGCCACCGCATCCTTCGGCGAAAGCATGCCGCCGGATACAGCCTCAGCTAGATCGCTGCGGTTCCTTGACGTAAGCCATTCAACCGTCTTGTTGTTTGTCCGCGTGTCTTCAAACCCAGCGATCTTGTTTGTCAGCATCTGCTGAACGCCGGCATTCGGTGTCGTGGCAAGGCTGCTCAAAACCAACCCAAGTTTCGCACGCTTTTCGGGATCGGTGATAAAGCTAAGGATGCCTTTTGACTGCGGTTGTTGTGCGTATTGGTCCACTGCTGGCCCCTCTTGCTGTGTGTTGCCCGGCTGCGTGCCGAATATGGCACTCACATAGTTTTGCGTTTCTGCAAACGGTGGAATGCCGCCGTATTTGTCTACGTTTCCCATGCCGGCGTTGTATGCCGCCAATGCTTTGGGATAGTCGCCGTTGTAGCGGTCAAGCAGCATGCGCATGTATTTTGCGCCGCCTTCAAGGTTTTGCATAGGGTCAATTCGCATAACACCCATATCCAAAGCCGTGCCGGGCATAAGTTGAGCCAACCCCAATGCGCCGGCAGGGCTTTTTGCCTCTGGGTTAAACCCGCTTTCCTGCTGGATCTGACGGACAAATATGTTTGGGTCGATCCCATACTTCTGGGCCATCTTTGCAGCTTCTGCGCGGTAGTCGACCATTTGCGTCCCCAGATTAAAGCGCGGCCAACCCGCCGATGATATTCAGCAAGCCCGGATTATTCTTGGTTGTCTGCGTCGTTGTGCCTTGACCCATGCCGGCGGCGTTAAGTGCGGCAATCAGGCCGGACATCGCGTTGGTAGGTTGACCCGTGAAGCCGCCGTATTGAGCCTTGATGGCATCAATCAGGGCTTGGTTTGTCTGCTGTTGAGCCTGACCCTGCGCGGTTTGCTGTGCGCCAATCACGTTGCCAAATCCGAAGCCTTGGTTTGCAAGTCCAGATTGCATAGTTTGCTGACCCTGAGCCGCAGACAACGCCGTGTTGAACCCTTGCTGGTTTAGGTTAGCCAGCGTTTCAGCCCCCTGACGTGCAAAGGCTTCATTGGTCAAAGCCTCGGCAACGCCCTGCCGAGATCCGCCGAATGCGTTGGCACGGCCCGCCTGTGCGCCAATGTCATTCAACTGCATCTGACGTTGGCGCTCAAGTCCCTGCATAGTCGTATCAGTTACCGCGCTGGTGTAGGGGTTAAAAAATTGGTTGATATTCGGACCCGCAGCCGCCTGATTATACAGGTTGCTGGCCGTGGT